GAATAACCTGCTAGAATATTAAATAAGTACTTTAAAACTATGGCTAAATCTTTGGACAAGGTTCTTCAATCTGATGGATCTTACAAGTGGGAACTTGTCGAGCACATTTCTGAAGCAGCAAAGGAGAAAGCTAAAAAGCCTGCAAAGAAAGCAACCAAAGCAAAAGTTGTAACTGAAACACCTATTGAAAATTAATTTATGGCAATCGAAGAAAAAGTAATTCAGCCTGAGTCTGTGACCAATGCTGAACAGCCCGTGGCTGAAACTCCTTCACAACCACAATCCCCAAACTTAGATGCTATCAAAGCAGAATATGAAGCACAGGTAGCTGCTGCACGAAAAGAAGCTGCTGAAGCACAAGAGAAGTTTCAAGGCATCAAAGGTAAATTAGATGAAGTTTACAAACAAAGAGAAGAAAAACGAACCAAAGAATTAGAAGATCAAGGTCAATGGAAAACTCTTTGGGAGGAAGCAAATAAAACTGCACAGGAAAAAGAACAGCAGATAATGAATTTATCTCAGCAGCTAGAGGAGATGAAAACTTCTAATGAAGTTGCTTCTACAAAGACAACAGCACTTGCAGCTATAAGTAATCTTGGAGCGATAAACGCAGAACAAACTCTGTCATTGTTACAGGGAAAGTTACAAAAAAATGCTGAAGGTAAAGTAGTTGTTCTCAATGGCGGGGTAGAACAGGATCTTAATACCTATCTCAGCAGTCTCAAGAATCCTGGCAGTGGTTGGGAACATCATTTTAAACCAAGTTCTGCTGCTGGAATGGGAGCAAAACCAAGTCCAACATCTAACGCTGGTGGAGGTCAGGTTAATCCCTGGAAAACGGGCAATCTCACTCAACAAATGATACTATTAGAGCAAGACCCACAGCTTGCAGCAGTGCTCAAGCAAGAGGCACAAAAATAGTTAGTTTCCGTGAAACTAATCCCCTTGTCCGTGACTAGGGTATCGCAAAAGTTTTAAAGGTAAATCTGAATGGCTGCTCCGTTTCAGAATTATTCTGGCGGTGTCCTATTAGCGGACATCGTTAAGAGAAATAATCTCAGCACTTACGTTTCCGAAGCTATCAAAGAGCGTAGTGCATTTATTAAATCTGGTGCTGTTGTGCGTAACGCACTTCTTGATGCAACAGAAGGTGGAACAAGAATACAAGTTCCAGAATTTAACCCAATCACACCAACTGAAGAAATTTTAGATGGTACAGCAACATGGGGTACAAGTAACTCAGGTCACTTGACACCACAGAAGATTGGAACTGATACACAGATCGCAACCATCTGTCATAGAGGTTTTGCATACGCTGTTGATGATGTAGCTGTATTGGCTGCTGGTGAAGATCCTATGGGTCACATCAGAAACCAGATTGCAGATGCTATCAACAAACTAAACTCTGCAAGACTTTTCAGCTTACTAGATGGTTTATTTGCTTCTGGTACTGGTCCTTTAGGTGCAAACTCACTTGATGTAGCAAAAGCTGGAACAAGTGCTGTTGAAGCAAACTTCCTAACAGCTTCTACTGTCGCAAGAGGAAGATCACTTCTCGGATCAAGAGGAGATGAGCTGGACACTTTAGTTGTTCATCCATCTGTTGCTTACTACTTATATCAAGTTGGTATGCTTACATTCTCAACATCTGCTCTATCAACTGGTGGTGCAGTAACTTGGGGTGGTGGCGGTGTCGGTGTTAGTGAAACAAGCATCGGACAATTCGCTGGCATGAATGTAGTAATTGATTCACAGGTTAATACAGTTGCTCCTGGTTCTTCTGGTCATCAGACTGAGTTCCGTTGCTTCTTAATTAAGTCAGGAACAATCCTTGAAGGAGAGCAATCACCATTAGGCATTGAATCAGATAGAAACATTCTTTCCAAGCAGGATGTTATGTCTGTTGATTATCACAGTGCTTATCACGTTATGGGAACTAAGTGGACATCTGCTACTGACAACCCAACAAACGCTCAGTTAGGTAACTCAAATAACTGGGGTATCACATACGATGCTGATTTAATTCCTATCGTTGAGATAATCGTCAACTCACCTCTTGATACAACTAACATTTCTTAGTAGTATTATTTCGGTCATAACGAAACCTCATCAAATATTGGTGGGGTTTTTTCTTTACGCTACAATAAAACTAAATTACTTTTTGGATCGTGGCAGCAACTATAGACGCAACAATAAAAGGAGCTAATGCTAATAGTTACGTTACTCTTTCTGAATCTAATGACTATTTTGATACTTCTCCCGATTCCTCTACTTGGACTAATAAAACAGATGACCAAAAGAAGAGAGCATTAATATCTGCGACAAGATGGATTGATACTATGGTTTACTACGGAAATAGATGCGATACGGGACAGGCACTAAAATTTCCAAGAAATAATTATCAGGTAGATGGAGTGGAACTATCCTGTTCCACCATTCCCCAAAGTATAAAGTACGCACAATTTGAACTTGCGAGAGCATTGGCAAATGATACTGGAGCAATAACTGGTACTACTGGTAAGGACGGAAACTTCAGCGAAGTAAAACTAGGTGATATACAAGTTAAGTACAATACTGACAGTCAGGGAACAGGATCAATAAATAATATTCTTGATGTTTATCCGTGGCTTCAAAGTTATCTTGGAGCGTATATGCTTGGCGGAGCAGGAACTTTTCAATTAAGGGCGGTTAGAGGATAATGGCAGGACAACTGGACACAGCACTAAAACAGATCGCAAAACAAGTTGTATCTGACTTAGGTAATTCATTAGACACCAGTATTGTCTACACCAGAAAAACATCTCCTGTTTACAACACATCTACGGGTGCGATCAGTACAACTGATCTTACATTCAATATAAAAGTACCGATAGAGTTTGTACGTTCCACAGAAGAGGAAGGCTTTCAGGAAAACGTAGCAAGGTTATATGTAACACCAGACTTGATAGGTGATAGTCAACCATTGTTACAGGATGAGATTACCTTAACTTTTTCTGGTTCTACAAGAGAAGCTAAAATAACTGATATTCTGACTGTAAAAGGTGGTCAGGAATACTTATTCCGTATTGATGTTATTTTCTAATGACTTTAGTAAACGCAAGAGCAGCATTTGAAACCGCCATCAAAACTGCTGTAAACGCTGCTGATAATACAGTGACAGTAGTATTTGATAATATGCCTTTTACAGTACCAGGTAAGAATAAAAAATATGTAATGGTAAGTTTAGATTTTGCTCAATCTACAACTCAAACTCATGGTGCAGCTCAGGACTATTATTCTGGTTCGATCAGATGTGGAATTATGACACCGCCAAACAGAGGAAGTGCCGTGGCATCTGCTATAGCGGAGTCTGTGATTGATGGATTAACTTCAGTAAATGCCGCAAACTATAGTGATACATTCTCTGTAAGTCCAAGAGTATCTGCTGTGCAAGGTCCAACTTCTGTTACTGTAGAGGGCGATAGTCATTACCTATCAGTTGTAAGCTGCGAATTTACTGCTAATGCCTAGACCATTTAAAAAATTAGCTAAAGATATTGAAAAAGATATTTTAAAAGGTAGAAAGGAACTGGCCAAAACTATCGTCAGAACACTTACTGAAGAAGGTCCGTGGTGGACAGGTACATTTGGTGAGAACTGGGTCGTATCAAAAAATCCAGTGCAGCCCACTAAAAAAAGAAAACCAGATTTTCCTGCTTATATGATGCCAGATCGTACAGGTAGAAGAATAAAAAATGCAAGAGTACCTAATGTAGCTTTAGGTGAAGATTTATATGTAGGCAACAAAGCTAAATATGCTGGTTTTGCAATAAACGCACCAGGTCAAACTTTACCTAACTTTGCAGGAGAACAAGTAACTTACAAACAACATAGCGAAGAACGTAAAACAATAACAGCAAGAAAAGGCCCAAACTGGTACAACATCTATACAAAAGGTGGATTAATTAATGTTGATATAAATAAAGCATTTAAAAAGGTTGGCTTTAAATAATAAAGTAGTAGTATAGTTAGTAAGTACAATAATTTATTTTGCATGGCAACAGAAAGAGCAATCGACAAACTGAAAAGAGCCTTCAGTATAGACAGTAAAAGGAGTTATCCTATTTATAGAAATGGAGAGTTAATTTTAAATGTATATTGGCGACCTTTTACTATTGCTGATAGAGATGGCATAAATGCTACTCTAGTAGCAGCGAACAGAGGACAAGAAGAAGGAAGTTTGGATTTTGCTCTACAGGTATTAATAAATAAAGCGGAGGATGAAGCTGGAAATAAACTATTTTCTGAAGGAGATCGAGCCAGCCTACGAAGAGAAATACCTATGGCAGTGCTGATAGAACTGATGACTAAGATGCAAGAGTTGGGTGAGGAGGCTACTCCTGATGCGGTAAAAAGCACATCTGAACAAGAATAATTATTTATACTTACAGTTTTTTATTGCTGAAAAATTAGGGATGACTCTAGCTGATCTCAAGAAAAAGATGACGTTGGAGGAACTTTATGGATGGAACGCATACTTTACATTAAAAGGTGAAAGGGAAGAAAAAGCCTACGAAGATGCACAAAAGAAAGCTCAATATCGTAAGGTACGCTAAAGTATAAATAATGTTTTTTAAAAAATAGTGGCTGGCTCTAATTACGAAGTCAATATTAAGTTAAACCTTAAAAGTGTTAATAAGCAGTTAAATAATCTTGAAAAACGTATATCAAGAATAAATAAATTAGCTCAAGGTGGTCGAGCCAGTAGAACAGTAAATAAAAATGAACAGGAAAAGTTAAAGTCAGCAACTAAAAGATTTCAAATAGAGACTAGAACTACAAGAGAGCAAAAGAAACAAACTTTAGAAAAACGCAAACAATTTAAAATAGATCAAGACAATTTAAAACTTATAAACCAGAAGAGCACTGGAGGAAGTCGATCCACTGGTGGTGGAGTTGTAGGAGGAGGAAACAAAGGGAAAGGTGGAGGAGTTTTATCAAGTGCATTAATTAGTGGTTCGTTTCCACTATTGTTTGGGCAGGGAATAGTTGGAGGTGCTGCTGGTGCATTAGGTGGTGGACTTGGTGCAAAGTTTGGTGGGCAGATGGGAGGTTTTGCAGGAGGTCTTGTTGCTACTGCTGCACTTCAAATATTTAATAATACAAAAGATGCTATAAATCAGTTTGGTGCAGAACTAAATGATCCTTCTGCTAATTTAGATAAATTAATTGTAAGAATAAAAGATTTTGATAGATCAATAGTAACCAGTGCAGCCACATTAAAAAACGCAGGTTTAGATCAAGTAGCAGGAGAATTAGCAAGTCTAACGCTTGAGCAGCGTTTTGGTACAGCTGGTACAGATGCTTTAAAAGCTTTTAATAATGAACTTTCTAAATTTGCCCAAAGAACAAAAGATTTAGGTACACAGTTAAGTATTTTAGTTGCTGGTCCATTAACTTTATTTTTTAAATTATTAAATACAGGCAGAAAAGATGTTGAAGCAGCTAATAAAGATATAACGACATCTCAAGCCACTACAAAACAACAAAATAAGTTAGATGAAGATTTGGCAAAGAGAGATAAACTTACATCTAAATTAAATAGGTTAGAAACAATAAATGCTGATATAGAGAAAGCAATAAAAGATATTACTTCAGATATACTATCGGGTGAATCCACTAGAGGAACAAGAAATTTAAGATTTGATTTACAAAAAGGACGTTTTGATAGAGAAGAAGAAATAAAAAATGTTAAAAAAGAATTAGAAGCAACTGAAAACAGTATTAAAGCAAATGAAAGGTTACTAGAAATAAGAAAGATAGAACAAGAAGTTTTAGCTTCTTCTCAAAAAATAATATTAGATCAAATAGCATTAGAAAATGTAAAAATAGGAATTGCTAGAGGAGATTTAGATGAAAAGGCATTATCCGTAGAGCAAAAAAGACTTGATATAGCAAAAGCATCAAGAAAAGTATTAACAGCAGAATTAAATTTAAGATCCCTAATTAATAACCCTAAATCTACGGAAGCTCAAAAAGAAATAGCAAAAGAAAAATTAAAGAACTTGGTTACAGAATTAAATTTAGTTAATTTAATAGCTGATGCAAGAATAAGAGCAGCCGACCCAATGCTCAGTCGTATAGATGAACTAAATAGAGAAATGCGAAAATTAAATAATACTCAACGTCAAGCTGTGGAATTGTCTAAGGCGATGGGAACATCATTTGAAGATTCATTTAAAGGAATAATCAGAGGAACTATGACAGTACAGGATGCGTTTAGAAATATGTTAAATAAAATTGCTGATTTCTTTATTGAGACTGCTGCACAGATGGCAGCGAATCAATTCCAACAAAGTTTACTTGGTATTTTTAGCAGTGGTTTTAAATTAGGCTCTGGTGGTAGTGGTGGTGGTAAATTCTTAGACAGTAACGCAGTTCCTTTAGTAGATCCCTTAACAAGAATAGGAACAGCAGCAGATGGAGGTCGTATTCCAGGTGGCCGTCCCACTCTTGTAGGAGAACGTGGGCCAGAACTATTCACACCTGGAGTATCAGGAATGATTACACCAAATCATGCTTTAGGTGGTTCTACGAGTGTAGTCGTAAACGTAGATGCCTCTGGTTCTTCTGTTGAAGGTGATGAACAAGGTGGTAGAGAACTTGGTCGTCTTATATCTGTAGCGATACAATCTGAATTAATACAACAGAAAAGACCTGGAGGTTTACTTGCATAATGGCTACCTTTCCTTCGATTACTCCTAAATACGGACAACAAAAACGATCCAAACCAAATACCAGAGTTGTAAGATTTGCTGATGGATTTGAACACAGAATATTGTTTGGACTTGCACAACATCAGAATCCAAAAGTTTTTAACCTTACTTTTGAAGTCAGTGAAACAGATGCAGATACCATTGAAACTTTTCTCGATGCAAGAGCAAATGATAGTGATAGCTTTACTTTTACCCCTCCAGGTGAAAGTTCTTCATCAGAGTTTGTATGTGATGCTTGGTCTAAATCTATTCCATATTTAAACAGGGCTACAATACAGGCCACATTCAGAGAAGTATTTGAACCATGAGTACTGCTCCCATAATTACTGATCTACAAAAGATCAATCCATCAGCAGTTATTGAATTATTTACACTTGTCACCACAACAGCCTTACATGGATCGAACACAACTTATAGATTTCATGCTGGTACAAATTTAAATTCAAATGCAGATATAATCTGGGCTGGTAATACATATTCAAAAATGCCAATACAGGCTGAAGGTTTTGCATATCAGAATGGACAACTACCTCGTCCAACCCTTACTGTCAGTAACGCAATAGGAACAATATCTGCAATATTAATATCCGTGAATAATACCACTACAGGTAATGACCTGACAGGTGCTACCGTTACAAGAATTAGAACTTTGGCACGTTATCTTGATGCTGCTAACTTTTCTGGTGGTAGTAATCCATTAGGAACACCAGATCCCACAGCAGAGTTTCCGCAGGAAATTTATAAGATAGATAGAAAATCAGCAGAAAATAGAGAAATTGTAACTTTTGAATTAGCTGCTGTTTTTGATCTTGCAGGAGTCAGAGCACCTAAAAGACAGGCAACTCGTTCCATATTTCCTTCTATCGGTACATTTAACGCATGAATTGGAAAGATGATGCTCTCGCTCATGCGAAAGACCAAGATCCTAAAGAAGCTGTAGGTTTATTATTAAATATCAAAGGAAAACAGAGATATTATTCCTGTAATAATTTATCTATGACTGCTCATCAATGTTTTATTCTTGATCCAGAAGATTATGTAAAGGCCAGTAATATTGGTGATATTGTTGCTATTGTTCACTCTCATCCTGTTACTCCTGCTGTTGCCAGTGAAGCAGATAAGATCAGTTGTGAGCACAGTAATCTTCCGTGGTATATCGTTAATCCCAAAACAGAGGAATGGGGATATTATGCACCAACAGGATATAAAGCACCATTATTGGGTCGTCCGTGGGTTTGGGGTGTTACTGATTGCTGGTCACTTGTCAGGGATTGGTATAGAGAAGAAAGAGGTATTGAACTTAGAGATTGGGAAAGGCCATTAACACCAGAAGATTTTTTGAAAGATCCTATGTTTGAAAGATGTGCATGGAGAACTGGTTTTAGACAGTTGAGACAGGAAGAAAAATTGGAAAAAGGAGATTTATTATTTATGTCAATCATGGCAGATGGTTTAAATCATGTGGCTTTATTTTTAGGAGATGAAATTTTACATCATTTAACAGATAGACTATCTTGTAGAGAACCTTATTCTCAATGG